TTGCGGATGAAGTAGATCGGATCACCGGCACACTTCTGAAACTCTTCAAGTTCCCATTCGCTGTACGGATGCTTCCACCCTTCCGGGCGAATCTTCTTATTGCCACGAACGTGTTCGCGGAGAATAATCTTAGCTACCATTCTCGATCACCATACCTTCATCACGTTCACGCTTTGCAGCCATCGCGTCCAACAGGTCTTCAGCAGTCCCGGTGAATACGATATTGTTCTGTGTCGCAATGTTGTTACCGCCGTTCAGTGCCGCATCACGCGGGTTCTCTGTCGGCTTCTCGATTTCCTTCACCTTCTTGTGCAGTTCGACAATCTGTGCAGCCACGTCAGACACGTTCTTCACCATCTGTCCAACCACTTCGAATGCACGCGGGAGTTCCGACTGCTTGGCAAGCGCCAAGATCAGGTCCAGTGCGTCTTCCGACTTACCCATCACCCGGTGCAACGTCTCGCGCACCACTGCAACGTCATTCTGTCGCTCTTCAGCGCCGACAGCACGATCTTCGATGACCGGCTGCACAACTAGCTGACGTGGTTCGACAACCGTCAAGGCCGTCTCGCCTTCTACGCCAAAGGTCGCGTCCAAGTCTTTGAACGCGTTCTGCATCTGTTGTGCAGCTACAGTCAGGTCGTTAGTCATTTCCGTTGAAACCTTCAATTGATGTTAGTACGGTGTACGGATCACCTTGGTTCGCATTCAGTGGTGACACTTGGACTTCGACGCCTTCCAGTGCTTCACTATCAGCCATGTCCGATGCAGAGTAGAAATCAACCTGCACGTCCTTGATGATGCCCTTCGTGCCATCCGTGTAGCCGAAGTAATTCAGTTGTACCGTGAACTCGAATGACACCATCACTTGACGGCGTTCTTCGAACTTCGGTGCATCAAAGTTGTCTTCCAGACTCACCCCATCAAGGATGATCGGTAGATCGTTCTTCAGGTTCAGTTGCGGCATCGCATTCATCGACAGGGTGTACGATGGAGTGAAGGTCGGTAGAATCTGTTCCATCATCATGAGTGCATCGCCTTGTGTCTTGGCGACTGCGTACAGGGCCATCTTCAGGTTGTACGGGACAGGGTTGAACACTGAGTTCAACGTACCGTTCTGTATCGCCCTGTAGCCCTGCATCGCATTCATCTGGCGTGACGGGTCATACTGGATACCCGTAATCTCGAATGCCAGACGTGGAAGTGTCAGTTCTTCGCGTTGTTCGTCAACATTGGGTTGCTGTTCGGCACGTGCAAGGAACTTGTCCTTGGGTGCGTAGCTGATCGGAACCCGGATGCGACGCTGCAACTGGTTGTTGGCGTCATATCGTTCGATGTACACATTATTGAACATGTTCCCGAACGCGATGACGGCCTTTTCAGTCGTCTTGTTATAGAAGGTCTGTGTGCTGTTAAGCATGGTCAATCTCACCAAACGGGTTCAGTTCGTCAAAGTTCAGGACAATCTCTTCCTGTGCAGTGAATGCGTCGTTCTGTGATGCCGGATCGTTGATCGCAATGTCGAACTCTTGCAGGATGTGACTGCCGTCTTCACCCGTCAGGTAGAATCCGTTCTCAGTCATGATGAAGTAGTCCTGATCGGCCATCGACAGTTCATTCGATAGCGAATCAATCTCTTCCAGACCAGTCGTGAATTGTTCGTGCGAGAATTCAAACAGTTCGCATTCCAGACGGTATGTGAACAGCTTGCCAAGTTGGTAGAACGGATTGGTCGCGTTCACCTTCTTAATTTCAAAGAACGATTTGGTCAGGGGCAGATATACGATGTCACCTTCAACCGGACGCGGTAGCATCGTTGAACCAGTGCGGCCAACTTCTGCTTCCCATCGCGAACGTGACACAACGAATGTACAGGAATCCTGAATCTCGATACCGAACTTTGACATCAGTGCGCCATCGCCTTCAAAGCCGACAGCGTTTTCAAGGTACATCTCCAACCGGTACGCATTCTCGTACTTGGCTAGACGGTCTTCGGTGAAGATCGGGTCAATGTCACCTTGAACCAGATGGCGCGGGATGTAGTACGTATCCATGCCGCCAATCTGGATTGCTTGGATGGTCAGTGCTTCGATCATCCGTTGGGTATTCGTGAAGTTCTCAGGAATACCGTTCTGGAAATAGAAATTGACTGCCATCGCTTACCCCACTAGGAAGCCGACAGGTTCCTGATAGATGTCACGAATCTGGTCTTCGATCTTCTCGATTTCGGCCACGGCTTCATCGTAGATTTGCTGGCCTTGAACCGTGATACCACCGGGCAGTTGAACACCGCCATACAGCTTCAGGTTGTTGCCCCACTGTTCCTTCAGGTAGGCCGTTGCCAGCTTCTTCAGCATACGGTCATCCCACACTGCCTGATATGCGGTTTCATCCACAATGCCGTAGGTGTCCACCAGCAGCCAGTCACCCGGATTGGTGTTGTCCCGCCAGTCGAAGTCGATATACAGGCGTCCCATCTTCGGATTGAACCGGAAGATTTGTGAACCAAGTAGTACGCTGTCCATAGTGTTCAGGTATTCTTTGGTTTCTTCGTAGTACGCCAGACCACCAGTCGCAAGCTGACCGCTCGATGACTGGAAGTTGTAGATGTCGTTCACCTTGATCTGATACGATGCGGAGAACTGACTATTACTATTCGCACCGCCAGCAACCGGGAACACATTGACAACACTGGTCACACCGGAACCAACCGGGATGAAGCCGTTGTCGATGTCGCCAGTCGTGTATGTGCCAATGACGCCATTCGCACCAGACTGACCACCGGTGATCTGTTCAGATGCGATAAAGCCGCTACCAGTCGGTGTCCCAACCTGTAGCAGCCCTTGTGTGATTGCCGTGACCTGTGCCGTTGTCCCGGACACCGAACCTGTTACTGTCTCGCCCCAGACAAACGATGTTGCCGATGCGACCGTGATCTGGTTGTCAAGGATTTGATGTTTCAGGAACATGCGTTCCGTTGCATCACCGTGAAACTCACGGAAGAACTGGAACGCGTCTGAAATCCGGTTGGCAATCTGTTCATCAGCCAGATGAATGTCAATTACGGGCGCACCAAGCTTTTGCAAGCAGTATTGCGCCAGTGTATCGAATGAATTGAGTTGTACGAGTGCCATGATTTGCCCGTAGTTGTGGTTACACTATTTAGCTTTCAGACGCGTCCGAAGTTTGTGTACAGATTTAGGACGTTGCCGGTGCAGCTTCGAGAGACTTCACCGCCTTCTCAGCCGCTTCAATCGTCGGTGCATCAGCAGCAACCTTGTGAATCAGTGATGCAGCACCTTCGACAGCAGCAGCGACCGGTGCAGCGCCGGGGATCAGTGCAGCGACCGGTGCAATCACTTCAGCAGCCGATGCAACCGTGTCCAGAACCGGGATAGCCTGTTCGATCTTGTCATGCACCCGTTGCAGCGGGGTTTCTGGGACCGTGACAGCCTTCAGTTCAGCTTCGGTAGTGGTTACAGCCACCGGGTTCAGCAAGCCAGCCTGATAGCCCTTTAGGAACTGTAGAACGTCATACATCGCGTTCGGATCGAAGCGGAAGCTGTTGGTCATGCCGATAGCAGCCAATAAAGCCTGATCGCAGAACCACTTGTTCTTCGAGACGCCAACCGGGAAGAAGCAGATGAACTGTAGAAGTCCCAACGAGTTGTACGGTTCGCCAGCATGGTCCTTGAACCATTGCAGTGCCTTCGCTTCATCAATACCGGGTACTTCAACGATGTCCCATGCAGTCGTGTCACTCAGGTCCAGCGACTTGATACGGACACCACCATCAGTGAACTTCGAACTGCCACACACTGTAAGAGACGGGTTGACCGGATCGGGACCGAACATCGCTTCAACGTGCGAGTACGGACCTTCCATCTTCCAGTCGCAAAGCTTTGCAAACAGGGTGTCTTTGGCCTTGTGGAATGCAAATTTCATAGTAGTCCTTTTGAAAGTGCGGACGTGATGCCGCACCAATATTTAACTGATCGTTGCCGCGATGGACTTGATGTCCGACATGACAGCGTTGTAGGCAATCTGTGCCGATGCCGCATCCGTTGCAGCCATGATCTTGTACTTCGCCATACGCTGCGCGCCGAGTGCCATCAACGCACTGTTCAACTGGTTGGCCTGTCCAAGAATGAGTTCTGCCGCCGTCTTGTTGTCATAGCCAGCCGCTTGTGCAAACGCTGTGACCCAGATGCCCGGATCACCTTGGTATTGCTGTGCAGCGAATGCCGTTGCAGCCTGTTCACGCAGGAGATATTCCTGTTCGAACCGTGTCCATTGTGCATAGACATCGGCCACATAGGTGTCAATCTGCGCCATCAGGGATTGTTGAAGTGGCAATAGGGCAGGTGTAGGTACAGGGTTGGCCGTGTTACCGGCTGCAACCCAATTTAGGTATTGCACGTAATCGGTGTTGCCCGGATCAGCCGGGATGGAAGCACCATCAGAACGCAGGATCATGGGTGAGTTTGCGATCAGAGAGTATGTATAGTTTGTACCGAACATGATTACAGTTCCGAGATTACTTCGATGTATGAAGATGATTGATTCTGCAAAACCATCGCTTGACCACCAGTGCCACCACTAGCAAAGCCAATCGTGAACAGGGCCGTGGTCGGGCATGTATATGTCGCTGAAATTGATGACAGGACAATGTTGGCAGTCGATGACGACCAGCAGTAGAACGAACTAGCCGCAGTCAGACCGATGCTAGGCGACACACGCTTGGCCGTTGTCCACGGAACCATGATGTATCCACCAGTAGAACCGTTCGCGCCACCAACACCATACGGACCACCGGACAGACGTTCGTAGTACCTAAAGCAGTTCTGTAATTCAGTTGCCATCATGCGTCGTTCGAATGGTGAGTTATACGAACCAAGTTCGAACTGGACACCCGTCAACTGAAGTGTCGCACCCGTTGTCGCAATCAGTTTGGTAGATGCAGCCGTGCCATACATCTGTCCCGCTTGCCACGTATTTAGGGTTGCTGTCTGATAGGTCGAACCACTACCCAAGTCCCAACAGATTGATAGACCTGTCAAGTTCTGATTATTCCATGTACCAGCCTGATCGCCAGCAATGACCACTGACACCTGTTGCCATGTGTTAGCATTACTAACTGTGTACGTAGTGATGTAGTTACGGTTCAGTGCTGCGTTCATGAAGCCAATCGCATACGAACCCGCAATCGACGCCTTCACCCAGAACGTCAGGACACCAACCTGTGCCTTGGATGTACCATAGGCAAAGTCAATGACGTTGTAGCCTTCGATGTTGTGCCATACACCATTGAATGCGCCAGCAGCCGGGGATGCACCAGTACCGACCGTCAGCTTCAATGAATACGCGAACGCATTGTTGGGAACGTCAGAAGAGAGTGCAATCGTGTTGCTGCCAACAGTTGAACAGCCGAAACGATCCGCTGCCTGATAGCCCGACAGTGTTGTGGTGATGGACGTGCTACGTTGCCAGATGTCCATACCACCGTTGATGATACGGTTGCGTCCCATGTCTGTCAGGGCACGCGTGTAACCGTCAGGCAAGATCAAACCTGTACCAACCTGCACTGTACCGTTAGGGTTCATGGTCAGGTTGCCGTACAGCTTGGTCGGATCAGCCGTTGCAGGACTACCGAACAAGTCGATCAGTCGTGCAGAGAGTTCAGAAGCTTGTGCTGTCATTATTGCTTACCTAGTTGTTGTTTCAGTGATGCGATGTCTTCGGACTGCTTATCAACGATAGCCTTCAGTTCCTTCACCGCTTCGATCAGTGGTCCTACCAAGTCTGAATAGTGAACACCAAGAAGCACTTCATCGTGATGGCTTGGGTCATCTTCACCATAGTGTGTCTCGTTGACTGCATACGGGAAGTACGGTTGGATTTCCTGTGCAATCACACCGTAGTGATATTCACCATTGGTCTTGTACTTGTACGAGACACCACGGATAGAACAAATCTTGTCCAGTGCATCAGGGATCGTTTCGACTTCATCCTTCAGTCGGATGTCAGACCCTTGCGAACCTGCACCCGCCGCCGTGATGGTGAAGCGACCAAGTTCAACCGTGTTGTTGCTGTTGACAGTGCGCAGAATCCAACCAGCCGAACCGCCGCCTTGGTTGTTGCATAGCCAAGACCCGCCGTCACCGTTCCCATCATTCCAAGAGAAGTTGCCGCCTTGGTTGCCTTCATTACCACCGCCGACCTGAACGTGGATGCTTGCGAAGTTGTACTGAGAGATGTACGAACCGCCAGACGCAGACACCGGGTTCGACACACCACCAACCGATGAAGCCGTGGCTGCATTACCGTTGCATGTGCCAGACGTACCGGCATAATTGACGGACTGCGAACCAATGTTTCCAGAATCAATCGCCGTGTAGCCATTGAATGTGGGACGACTACCAATCGAACACGCCGACCCGTCCTGTGCAATCTGGACAGCGCCGGTCGAAAGGTTGAACACAAACGGGCGATAGGCGGTCCATGAACCGTATGGCGAACCACTTGCAGTACCAAGAATGTAGAACTGCGTACCATCATTGCGGATCATTGCACCATAGTTGCCATACACTGCACGGAACTGTCCATAGCCGTCACCCGTCCAAGAAGATGTTGCAACAGAAGTCACACCACTGGTTGACGTGATGACACCGGTTGAACGTGCAATCGTGATAGGGCTGTCGATATACACACCGGTATCACTGTAACGGTTCAGGAACCAGTTTGACCCGGCATTGGAACCGGATTCAGCCGTGCCGCTAGTACCAGACGACCACCGAACCGAACCGGATGTGTAGTAGTTCGTTGCACGATTGTTTGCCGCCGTGTTGTTGATACCAATCGTGCCAGCCAGTTGAAGCTTGTTACCAGTGCTGTCATCCGTGCCACTACCGACCGCCACGTTACCGCTAGGTGTGATGGTCAGATTGTTCAACAGCTTGGACGGATTCGCAGTACTTGGTGATCCGAACAAATCAATCAGTCGTGCTGTCAGTTGTGAGATACTAGCCATTGTTGTTTGCCTTCAGTGTTGCCAGTTCGGCCTTCATTTCATCGAGTTCGCGTTTCATCTCTTGCATCGCTGCCACAAGGTAGGGAACCATGCCGATGTAGTTCACGGACTGAAGATCGGGGACCACGACATCCTGTTCGACCGGTGCGACATAGCCTTCAGGTTCTTCACCGGGCCGGTGTGGTGTCTTGTCACCGATCAGTTGCTTCTCGATCTTGGTTGCGTCTTTCTCGCCCGTCACCAATAGTGGGAAGACTTCCTGAATCTCATGTGCAATGAAACCCACATGTGTTTCACCTTCAGCCGCTTCGTCACTTCGGTCATATGTCACTGGTCGCAGTGACAACACCTGATTCATTGCCGTGCGTGGTTCGATGGTCTGGACGTTGGTCTTGATTCGGTAGTCCGAATTTTGTGTCAATGCGCCGTTGAACGTAGCGGACCCTGTGTCATAGAACTGGAATAGCGGACCCGACGAACTGTTCAACAGGAACGCGATCACGCACGATGACGAACCCGAACCACCTTCATAACCCGAGATGGTTGCAATGTGACGCGCGCCCCAACGTGTCCACCGTGTACCGTAGTAAGCAGCAGCAGCATTCGGTGCATCCATCTGGACTGCTACGGTCGCAGTGTTACACCAGTTTGCATATGACGTACCAATGTCGTTCGCAACGTGGAATGCACCCGTCGCACCGATAGCCGTGGTTGTGTAGGCGTTGTACTGGTAAGCACCACTACCGGTATTGATGGATGCACCAGACGTGAGAGAAGAACCCGTAATAGCACCACAATTCAGCGTGCCGTTCAGCCACATGTTGCCGCTGTTATCACACCGCATCAGTTCAGCGTTGTATGCCTGATTGACGAAGCGGATGTAGCTGCCAGCCCCGTTCACGATGGACGGGTGATTGTCTGCACTCATATGAATCAGATTGCGCGTCACACCACCTGAATCTAGCGCGTTGATGAACGTCGCGTTGTTCAATTGGATGCCGACACCAGCATTGGTGTATGCAACCGTGTTAGGCCATGTCGCCCAACCCGATGACCGGTTGATAGACAGTGGCGTGTCAATGAACGCGCCAGCATCGGTGTACCGGTTCAACATGTAGTTCGAACCGGCATTCGAACCTGTCTCTGTTGAGTTGTCCGAACCATACGACCAGCGTGCAACACCGCCAGATTGTGTGTAGATCAGCTTGTACTGTGCCGCTGCGCCGTTGATCTGAAACTGACCGCCATTGGTGTTGAACTTGGTCGTACCTGTGACCTGAAGCTTGTCAGTACCGTTATCCGTGGATGTCGCAGCACCCACGATCACGTTACCGTTCGAACTCACACCCAGATTGTTCAGAAGCTTCGATGGGTTTGCAGTGGCAGGACTGCCGAACAAGTCGATCAGCCGTGCCGTAAGTTGAGAGATAGAAGCCATATATTACAGTTCAGAAGCACCAGCCCAAGTCAACGTGATGTTGGTGTTGGACGAATAGTTGTAGACAAAGTAGAACCCGTCCGTCGAATTGTTCGATGAAGTCAGTGAACCAACCGAAGGTGTCAGTGTCAGCGATGGCGTGGCCCGCTTCGGTGTCTTGAAGAAACCTTGGTAGTAACCAGTGCCAGTGATCGTGTACACCTGTGAACCAGTTTCGTAGTACCGCTGACATTTCAAATACTCGGATTCGATGTTTGTCCGTTCAAACGGTGTTGCACTACCACCCGGTTCGTACTGAAGTTCTGACACCAGAATATAGTTACCAATCGTTCCAGCCCAATTCGTACAGCTTGATGTCGTCAGGTAGTTACCGGTGATAAACGTGCCCGGTGCAGTGTGCAAGTATGTAGACTGGTTCAGGAAGCCGATCCACACACGCAGCCCGCCAAGGTTGGTACTGGTGTAGCCATACTGCGGCATAGCCGGGACCGGAACGATGATCCGCGTTGGTGTACCAGCCAGTACCGTGAACGTCTGTACGAACGATTTGGTCTGTGCCATGTCCTGAATACAAACCGCGAATGTACCCGCGATGTTCGATGCAAAGATGAACGACACCGTAGAAGCCGAACCCTGCATGTCGTACATGTTCGTTGTCTCGATGATCTGCGAGATACCAGACCAGTAGTTACCAGCACCGAACGTAGTTGGTACAGTGTTCACGGTCTGACTAACTGCATTACG